GATGACGACAGAGAAGACAGGACCCGGACCTATTACTTTGGGTTCTGCTGTTACGGGTTACCAGTCGTTTGCGGCAGCTGGCGTGGCGAACTCTGACATCGTGAGCTATGTGATCGAAGACGGAACTGCTTGGGAAGTTGGGACTGGCACCTATACCACGTCAGGCACCACCATGAGCAGGACGCTTGGGCAATCCAGCACTGGCTCCCTATTGTCGCTGTCCGGCAACGCCATGGTATATGTTTCTTCCCTTGCCGCAGATATAGTGCAGCCAACAGCAACGCAGACGCTCACCAACAAAACTCTCGCAGCGCCTGTGATTACAGGAACGCCGACAGAGACAATATTTGCGATTTCTGGAACATCTCCGCCTCTTGATGCGGCTAATGGCTCCATTCAGACGTGGACTTTGACTGCGAACTCTGTGCCGACAGACAGCGTATCTGCTGGTCAGGCAATCACCGTTATGATCGACGATGGCTCGGCATTCACGGTCACTTGGCCTTCTGTTACTTGGGTAAATAACGCCAAGGTCGCGCCAACCCTTGCGACGACCGGATATACAACTGTAACCCTATGGAAGGTCGGCACCACACTGTATGGAGCTGTTGTAGGGAACGGTTCGTAATGCTGTCACAGAAATCACTTGGCGCAGGCGGAAATATCTCCCCAGTTGTTTCATCTGGGACGATAGCTATCGCCAGCAACGGTACGCCATACATCAATGTCTATTCTTGGTCTTCGGGCTTCGGAACTAAATATGCAAACCCAGCAACACTTCCGACTGGTAATAGTCGCAGTGTAGCTTTTTCTCCCTCTGGGAACGATATAGCTATTGCTCACTTAACAACACCATACATCTCAGCATATCCTTGGTCTTCGGGCTTCGGAACTAAATATGCAAGCCCAGCGATACTCCCAGCGGGAACTGGAGATAGTGTAGCTTTTTCTCCCTCTGGGAACGATATAGCTATTGCTCACGCTGCAACACCATACATCTCAGCATATCCTTGGTCTTCGGGCTTCGGAACTAAGTACTCAAGCCCGGCGATACTCCCAACGGGAACCGGAAATGGTGTAGCGTTTTCACCTTCTGGGAACGATATAGCTATTGCTCACACCACATCGCCATCCGTCTCTGTCTACCCTTGGTCTTCTGGTTTTGGAACTAAGTATGCAGACCCAGTAACAATTCCAGATGGCATTGGATTTGGTGTAGCGTTTTCACCTTCTGGGAATGCTATAGCTATTTCACACGGCAACCCTCCATACATCTCTGTCTACCCTTGGTCTTCTGGTTTTGGAACTAAGTATGCAGACCCAGCAACGCTTCCAGATGGCGCTGGATACAGCGTAGCTTTTTCTCCCTCTGGGAACGATATAGCTATTGCTAGCTCTTTAGCACCATACATCTCTGTCTACCCTTGGTCTTCGGGCTTCGGAGCCAAATATGCAAACCCAGTAACAATTCCGACTGGAGCTGGGCGCGTTGTAGCATTTTCACCTTCTGGGAACGATATAGCCGTGGGGCATTCAACCGCACCATACATCTCTGTCTACCCTTGGTCTTCGGGCTTCGGAGCCAAATATGCAAACCCAGCTACCTCTCTGACGGTATCGTCGTACGGAGTAACATTCCTCTAAAATGGGCAAAAAAATGAACAAAATTGAAATCTTGCAGCAGGCAGCAAATGCACGCCACGATGAGATCGCGGGCTATCAAATAAACATCGACAACTATGAGCTTGCGATACCATTGGCCGACGCTGATCCTGATATGGTGGATTTTGCAGCACAGCTTCGCGCGCTTCTGGCATCTGAGCGGCTTGAGCAAAAGAAAGCAAAGATCATCTTGGCAGTTCTCGAAATGCAACTTGGGGGTTCGTGATGTACGTCAAGGTATTAAAAGGCGTTCCGTATCCATATTCTATTTTCGATCTCCGCAATGATAATCCGAACACATCTTTTCCAGATGTGATGACGGATAAAGCTCTCGCGGCATGGGATGTCTTCCTCTGCATTGAGGGTGATGTTCCAGAACTTGGGGAATGCGAGCAGGCTGTCCGAGATAAAATCACCATGGTTGATGGCGTTTGGGTACAGAACTTCACCAAGGGTCTGTGGCCAGCCGATCAAGCAAGCCAGTATGTCAGGGAAAAGCGCAATGCACTGCTTGCTGAGACCGACTGGATGGCACTAAGCGATGTCACCATGAGCGCGCCTTGGGCGGAATACCGTCAGTCCCTGCGTGATATTACATCGCAAGTCGGCTTTCCATATGGCATAATCTGGCCAGCAAAACCGGAGTAACCCATGCTTGGCTTTCTGCCGCAGGCTTCTGCACCACTTGGTGATGACGGTGCCGCCATCATCGGCGGGGCCAGCGGCACGCTTACTATTGGTGGCTCTTCTACTGGTAGCGCAGCAACTAACATCACCGGATCAGCTGACGGAGTAATCACTACCAGCGGTGTTTCCTCTGGTGTTGTAGTAATTTCCGCAAGCGCAGCAGGTGGTATCACCGTCAGCGGGTTGTCCGCAGGCGGCGGGGCGGCAGATATTCATGGAACGGCTAATGGCGAAGTGTCCACAAATGGAGCTTCGGCAGGCAGCGCAATCATATCGTCCAGTTCCTCTGGAATTTTTACCGTCAGTGGCGCATCAAGCGGAACCAGTCCTGCTATAGTTATCGGCACTGCCTACGGAAACCTTGCCATTGGTGGGTCTTCTGAGGGTGGCGTCGTTATCTCGGCCAGCGGGTCATCTGTGTATATCGTTTCCGGCAGAGCTGGCATGAATTTCAGCAACATCAGATATGGTGATCTTGTTGTTAAGGCCGCCTATTTCGGTGATACTCCAGTCAACACAGTTACGGTCGGCGATCATGTCGTCCTCGAATGGTAAGGATCACAAGATGAAGGATGTAATCGCTGATCACGCGAAGGATTGGCTCACCCTCTTCTTCGCTGGCCTCGGAATATCTTTCGCACCGTACGAATGGGTCGGCGGGATGTTTCTGGCTTTGGCTGGCGCTGCTTTCGCCATGAGATCAGACCCAGAGCGCGATCAACGCGAAATGTGGTTGGTACTTCTTGGGGCTTTCCTTGCCTCTCACCTTGCAGGAATGGCGTCACATTCTTGGTATCCAGATTTCCCTGTGCAGGTCACCATGTGCGTCACTGGATTTTTATCCCGCAGGCTGACACGCTTTACGCTGAAAGTCGCTGGCATCATCGAAGGCAAGGGCGACCAGATCGCAGACAAAGTGATCGACAAATTTATCGGGGGTGAAAAATGATCTACCAAGGCAAAGCGCGCCACCCTGTTACCGAAATCTTCATCCACTGCACGGCAACGCCGTCCGACTGGCGTCCAAATGACACGTCGAAGCAAAGGCTGGAAGCTATCCGGCAGATGCACATCAAAGAGCGCGGATGGCGCGACATCGGTTACCATTGGTTGATCGACCGTGACGGATGGGTCATGGCGGGTCGAGCTGAGACAGAGATCGGCGCGCATGTCGCTGGGCACAATACTGGCACCATCGGGATCAGCCTGTTTGGCGGCCTTACGTCCCAGACGCACGACAAATTCTCCAAGAATTACACCTCGGCGCAAGAAGCGGCGCTGCGGAACCTGATCGAACAGATCAAGGTTCGCACTGACATCAAGATGATCCGTGGCCATAATCAGGTGGACAGCGGCAAGGCTTGTCCGGGCTTTTGGGTGCCGGATTGGCTCTGACGCCATACATACTGGCTGGTGGCCTGATACTCTCTGCAGCGACTGGTCTGCAGGGTTACCGCATGGGGGCCGCGAGCAATGAGGCACGTCACCTACAAGAAATGTCGAAAGCAGCAGAGCGAGCCAATGCCCTTGAGCGCGACAGGCTGGCATCCGAAAGGCAAGCCAGCCTCCTCGCACAGGCACTGGAGGATCAAGCATATGCCGAGCATTCCAGCGTCGCTGCTTGTCTTCCTGTTGCTCGCGTCATGCGCCTCAACAAGCGGTAGCAGGTCATCCCCGCCACCCAGCCTGACATCGCCTTGCAGTGCCCCTGTGTCGTTGCCGGAACGCGATCTGACCGACCAAGAGATAGAAGTTCAATGGGGTCGTGACCGTACGGCGCTTCGTTCCTGCGGAAGCCAGTTGGATGGACTGGCGAAGTGGGCTATAGTGCGGGCTGACAAGGGGTAAAGCCATGCCGGGATTAACGTACAGCACATACAAAACGCAGATCGCCCAGATGGCGGTCGTGGCGGAAGACGACGTGAACTTCTTGGCTATCTTGCCCATGATGATCGACTACGCCAGTCTTCGCATTTGCCGCGATCTTGACCTGATGTTCACTTCTGTGTCGCTTCATGGCGCTGGTTACGCGCTGACCGCAGGAAATAGGAACTTGTCTTTCGCGCAGAACCTGCCGGATGGTTCATCTTTTGTGGTCAGCGAACAGATCAACCTGATCACCGATGCAACCGATCCGACCAACCCTGACACTGGGACGCGCACTCCCTTGATGCCGACCACCAAGGAGTTTCTCGACGCCGTGTACGGTTCGTCAACGCTCGCAAACCGAGGGCAGCCGAAATACTTCGTGCCTTTCAATGAGACGCTGTTCTTTGTCGGCCCTGTGCCTGACGATGGATATTTTGTTGAGGTTGTTGGTACAATCCGACCCGCGCCTCTGTCTGCAGCAACTCCTGAAACCTTTATCAGCCAGTACCTGCCAGACCTTCTTGTCATGGCGTCGATGGTCTACATTTCGGCGTATCAGCGGAACTTCGGGCGGGAAAGCGACGACCCTCAAATGGCGCAAAGCTATGAAGGGCAATATCAACTACTGCTCAAATCTGCTGGCGTCGAGGAAGCCCGCAAAAAGTTTGATGCGGCAGCGTGGTCTTCACAATCTCCGGCGACAGTAGCCACCCCAACGCGAGGCTAACCCATGCCGCACGCAAGCTTGAAGCTTATCCCCGGCGTGGATCAAAACCGCACCGAAGCATTGAACGAAGCCGCCATCTTTGAAAGCAACCTGATCCGTTTCGTGCCGGATCGGCAAGGCCAAGGTCTGCCGCAAAAGTTAGGCGGTTGGACAAAGTTTCTCGCGACATCCTCGTGGAATTCAATCGTGCGCGCCATGCACGCGTGGGCCGATACCAACAGCAACAACTTCTTTGCGGTTGGTGCTGAAAACTCGCTCTGGGCAAGCAACTTCCCAAATGATGCTGTGCCGATTTCGCCGCAATACTATACGGCGAACATCGCAGTATCGGTTTCAACGACATCAGGAGATGCTGTCGTTACCATCAACGACACTGGTTCAAACGTAACGTCATACGATGCAATATATATCGAAACGCCGATCAGCGTCGGTGGTATTATCCTTTCTGGGTTCTATCAGTGTACTGCGGTTGGCGCTAACGCCTACAAGATAACCGCCAGAAACATCATTGGTGGCCTGACGCCAGCCACCTCGACCGTTACAGGTGGAGCTGTTCCGACGTTCACCTCCACCGCATCGAGTTTGACCATAACCGTCACACTGGCAGACCACGGGTATTCTGTCGGCTCTACGTTTCCAATTTTGGTACCAACTGTTATCGGCGGCGTCACGTTGGAAGGCAATTATATCGTAACGTCCGCGACGACAAATACGCTCACAATTGCTGCTGGTAGCGCACCAAATACTGCGACCACCGTATCTGAGAACGGCGGCTTAGCACAGATCATCTATTACATCGGTCAACAGGCTATACCTCCTGCCGTTGGGTATGGGGCTGGCGGTTACGGTGATGGCGGATATGGCACTGGCGTTGTATTTAGCGGAGCTGGTCGCGTCATTACTGGTCTGACCATCGTCGGAAATGGAGTGGTGGCGACCATAACAACAGATGCCATTGAAAACCTTCCGGTTGGAACTTCGATCACCGTTACTGGTTCCACGCACTTCAATGGAACTTATACCGTCTCGGCGTCGACAGCCGGATCATTCAGTTTTGCATCTACCGCAAACTTCATTGACGCTGGAGCAACGGTATCACTTGGTCAAATCGCTTTTGTTATGCCGGATGCAGCATCTGCAGACTGGTCGCTGGACAACTGGGGTGAATACCTGATTGCTTCACCGCATATGGGTGAAATTTTCTATTGGAACCCCGCAGATGCAAATGGTCATGCAGTTGTGGTTCCAAATGCACCACTGGTGAACGAGGGGTGCTTTGTCGCCATGCCGGAGCGGCAGATTGTCGCTTACGGATCGACATTCACGGGCTTCCAAGACCCCATGCTTGTCCGCTGGTGTGACATCAGCAACTTCACCAGCTGGATCGGGACCGTAACCAATCAGGCCGGATCATTCCGCATCCCGAAAGGATCGAAAATCGTTGGGGGCATTCAAGGGCCTCAGCAGGGTTTGATCTGGACGGACCTTGGATTGTGGTCGATGCAATACGTCAACCAACCGCTGATCTACTCCTTCAACGAGATCGCCGCAGGATGCGGGTTAATCGGCAGGAAGGCTGCAGGAACCTTGGCTGGCACAGTTTATTGGATGAGCCAGAGCCAATTCTTCCGGCTCTCCGGTGCTGGCGTGGAGCCTATCGAATGCCCGATCTGGGATGTCGTATTCCAAGGGATGGACCCGGATCAAGCCAATTGGGACAATATCCGGTGCGCTCCAAACTCCCGCTTCGGAGAGATCGCATGGTACTACCCAACGGTCGGCAGCGGTGGGGAACCGACGCATTATGTCAAATACAATACCCTGCTGAACCAGTGGGATTATGGCGTTCTGACGCGCACAGCGTGGATTGACCAGAGCGTCTTCGGACCGCCTATTGGGGCTGGTGGCGATACGAACATTTACCAGCATGAGACATCAAACAGCGCAGACGGCGCGGCGATGAACTCTTTCTTCCAGACCGGGTATTTCGCGGTAAATGAAGGAAACGAAAAATCATTCGTCGATCAAGTCTGGCCGGACATGAAGTGGGGTCAATACGACCAAAGTCAGAATGCTAGTGTTACCATCTCATTCCATACAGCTGACTACCCCGGAGACACGCCGCGCGTATATTCGTTCCCTGTGTCCGATGTAACGCAGTTTGTCACGCCGCGCTTTCGCGCACGACTGGTTTCCATTAAGGTGGAAAGCAACGATGTGGACACTTTCTGGCGCGTCGGAAATATCCGGTATCGCTACAACCCAGATGGGAAATTCTGATGTCTTCGCTTTCAGACATTCTTACAGCTGCCAAAAACGTGGTCACCGCCATCAACGGCATTGGTCAGACGTATTTGAAGGTGCAGGGCGCAAGGCGATCTGACACCCTGACGGCGACGTCTCTTGTGTCAGCGGGTCAGGGCAGATTGGCATCAATCAGCGTTGTGGTAGCTGGTTCTGCGGATGGCATGATCTATGACAGTAGCGCCTCTGGTGCGCTAGTGAATGCTTTGGCAGTTATCGACAGCGCTGCTGGCGTAACTTTTGCAAACCTGCCTTACAACAATGGTCTTGTTGTGGTCCCCGGCACCGGAATGACGGTTGTCGTAACGTACTCGGAAGGATGACATCATGCCGCGCGTATCCAAGATATGCTTAAATTGCGGTGATGAGTTTTCAGTTCCGCAATACAGGGAAAATACTGCAAAATTCTGCAGTAAATCATGCAATGGAAACTGGGTATCAGAGAATAAAAGTACTTTTATGGATTGCGATGTATGCGGCAAAACATATCGCAGGGCAAACTCACATCTTGGTTACATCAAGAATACATGTAGCATGAAATGCAGAGGGATAGCCTCAAGAACAGAAGCGCCAATTTCAAAAGATTATCCGTCCGTAAGAAAGTGGATGAAAAGGCGTAATATGATAAAGTCATGCGGAAGGTGTGGGTACGATCAATATGTTGAAATACTTGTAGTACATCACATCGACAGGAACAGAGAAAACAACGATCTAAACAATCTTGAGGTGCTGTGCCCCAACTGTCACGCAGTGGAGCATTACTCTGAAAACAAGGAAGGTTGGGGACATGCCTCTAAAAAAAGGAAGTGATCGCAAAACGATCTCTGCAAATATATCGGAACTTATCAATTCAGGACACCCCCAGAAACAGGCCGTGGCAGCGGCTTTGCGGACGGCGCGGGCGCATGGTGGCAAAGTTCACAAAGGCGCTATCCACAGCTCTGTGGCGGGCCGCACGGACCATCTGCCGATGCACGTCGCTTCCGGTTCTTACGTTATCCCCGCCGACATCATTTCGGCGATGGGTGAAGGCAACAGCATGGCTGGCTTCAAGGTCGCGAAAACGATCTTTGGCGGTCAGGACGTCACCAAAGGCACGCCTTACGGTGAAAGCGGTCTACCGTACGATGCAGATACTCCACATAGGGCAAC